AAAAAGGCGCTGCACTATCTACTGTAACTTTACCTGAAAGACAGCAACCCCATACTTGGGAAGAACTTGCTGAATTTCAAGAATGGCTAGGCATTAAGTTAACAGGAATAAAAGAAGAATTAAATTTTTACGAAAGACAGTCATCGGTTATCGGTTCTTGGTTTAATAGACATTACAAGACAGGATATACTGAGGAGCATTGTCATAACTATAGTACGTTTGTAGCAAGTTGCTATATCAAATGCCCACCTAATAGTGGTAATATTGTTTTTAGAAACCCTTTAGAATATCACTTCTCAAACTTCCCTATAGTAAACGAAACACAAACATTGCAAGAAGTGCAATGTAAAACAGGAGATGTTATTATTTTTCCTAGTTGGTTAAAGCACTTTGTTACAGAAAACACAACTGACCAAGAAAGAATTGTAATGACTATTAATATTAAGTAATGGACTTTAAAATTTGTTATCCAGATGCAAACACTATTGATAGTGTTATAAAGGTAAAGTCCTTAGAGGACTTTAAAGCCGAGTACTTTGACTTAGGTGAAGGTATAGGTTATTGGATTGCTGATAATCCTTTTTATGATAATGGGTTTGAATTGTTTAAGGGTTTAGTAAAGTCTTTTCCTATTGTAAAGGATAATAATGCAGAAGGTAATTTAGATCCTAACCCGTTTGATACAATACATTTACCAGACTGGACATACAAAAACATTTGTTTTTTAATACGTGATTTTTACTTGAAGCATGTTGAAAATAATATGTTTGATCCGCAAATACACGAATGGGGTAATGTGTATTATAAAGAAAGAGCTAAACCTATTAGTTGTTGGCGCATACCGCATGTAGATTATCCTAAAGGACTAGTAGGTAATTTATGGTTTACAGGACACAATTTAGCAGACTCTTGTACAAAACTTTACAAGTATCAAGGGACTGTAAAAGACAGTTTATACGATTTTCAAACAGATAAAGATCATCCTATGTATGAGCGTTGGTCACAAATTGCAGATAATCCACAAAGAGCAGATGCTTGGTTTAACATGTCAGATGATGAACTAGCAGAATGGGGATTTAAGTATATGGGATCAGCACCATCAGTAGAAGGTAAAATGACAATGTATAGAGCAGACATTAGTCATGCAGCAGTTATTTCTTCTGATGTAGATTTTAGATGGAGTCATACATTTGCATTTTCAGATGATTTTCCACCTGAAGTTAGAATGGGCGACTTGGAGTTAAGGATATGATGAATTTGGATATGTTCTTTCCTACCCCAGTTTGGTGGGAGCAAACAGAACTAGACAATACAGACATGCTAAAACTTTGTTATCAATTACACAAAGAAGATGACAATGGAAGAGTATTAAGTAATCAAGGAGGCTGGCAATCAAAAGATTTTAGGCCTGATGCATACGAATCAATGAAACCATTACACGATGCAATTATGCAACAAGCAAATCAGTGTATTAGAGATTACGGTTATTACGAAGAATATTGTTATCCTATAATGGAAAACTTTTGGTTTAATATTAACAAACAAGGTAATACTAATTCGGTACATATACACGATAATAGTTTTATATCTGGTGTGTACTATGTAAGTGCAAAGCCAGGACAAGGTAATTTAAATGTTTACAAAAATCATATGCAAGATTTTATTATTGCATCAGCAGCACCAATGAAAAACTATACACCTATTAGTGCAGCAGCAATTGCTTATGAACCAGTATCAAGTAAACTAATATTGTTTCCAGGTTGGTTACCACATGGTGTGGAAAGAAATACAACAGAGGAAGATAGAGTTAGTATATCTTTTAATGTTAAGTTAGTGAGGACAGATGATGAACGACTTCAGTCAAAGAATACTTAACGAAACAAACTTAGCGTTTGATGATAAGCCACAACTATTTAAAAAGTTGCTTGAAGATCCTAGTGAATTAGTGTCCTGGAAAGATATCGAGCAACATACAAATAAAACAGAACGTTATAATTTTGAACTTATAAATCCAAATAGTAGTAAAATTGAAATCCCTGCAAGTAGAAAAAACTGGATCTATGACAGAGCTGTACAAGATAAAGGTTTTATATTTGATAAAGTAAACGCAGGCTACGGATTAATTTGTTTAGACTACGGATTTCATAATCAAAAAACTATGGATTTTCTAAGCGTATTTGAAAATATGTTTAGTGTACATGCTGCAATACATGTGTATTGTGGGTTAAAAGATTCTAAATCTTTTACTATACATGACGATTATCCTTGTAACTTTATTATTCAAGCAGAAGGAAAAACTAGATGGAAAGTTTATAAAAATAGAATTTCCTACATGCACAGAACAGGATTAATGAACGGTAAGTTAAGTGATAGCGACATGGAAGTAGAAATTGATGTAGAATTAGAACCGGGTGATGCGTTATATATTCCGTCAAGACAATATCATTGTGCATACCCTAAAGGAAAACGTATATCTTTAAGCATTCCTTGCTGGCAAAAACTACCAACAGAGCCAATAGAAAATGCAGTAGATAGAAACTATTATAGGATCAACAATGTTTAAACCAATTGAAATTGAAAATGTAATCGAAAAAGATTATCAAAAACAAATACTTGATGTAGTAACTGACATAACTTTTGATTGGCATTTTATGGAAGATACAACATTTGAAAAGAATGATACACTTAATAGATCTACACCTAGTTTTGCAAATTTAGTATATCATCCTAACAATAAAGAAAATCCAGGACTTGAATTTTTTACTCCGTTATTACAAAATACTTGTGCAAAAGCAGGACTTGAATTAGATCAACTGTTGCGTATGCGTTTAGGTTTTTTACTTAACACAAAATATATGATGCCGCATGTAAGGTACCAATACAACACACCACACGTAGATTTTGAACAAGATCACTATACTGCATGTTATTATATTAATGAGTGTGACGGAGAAACTGTTGTGTTTCATGAAACAGAAGAAGCAGAAAAGTATAAGCCTATGCATAAAAGTATGCCACAACAAGGTAAAGTATTAGTATTCAACGGAAAACATTATCATGCAAGTACATGTCCTAAGATGTTTACAAAAAGGATTGTAATGACTATGAACTTTACAGCGAGACAAATAGATGGATAAAGAGCAGTATATAAATGAATTACTAGAGCGTGACAAACAATCTAGTTCACGTATCGTTGCTCAAAATCTAAAGGATAGATTTACGTATCCGTATCTGCCTACTATGGTAGTTGATAATTTTTATGAAGAACCTGATCAAGTGCGAGATTATGCATTAAGTTTAGAATATTTTAAAGGTGATAGAGGAAGTTGGCCTGGAGTAAGAACAAAACTATTTCATGAGTTTGATCAAAAAAGTTTAGATTTATTTGGAAAAAAGTTACTTGTATATCTTAAAGATTATGGCTATGAAGGATTTGACGAATTACAAACAGCTTTTCATATGACTCCAGAATCTTATACAAGAGGATGGGTACATGACGATGATCCGAAATTAAATGTTGCAGGTGTAGTATACTTAAACAAGGAAGCACCTAAAAAAACTGGTACAGTTATATATGAAGATATGGACTTTGACGGCGGCAAATATGCAGAAGCATTTATGCAAGATGTACTAGACGTTCCAGCAAAAGAAAAAGAAGAATTTAATCAATTACGTGAAGCACAAGTTGCAGAGTTTAAAAAGACAATAACAATGGAAAGCGTATACAATAGAGCTATTATTTTTGATACTAGACTATGGCATAGTCCTGAATACTTTTATGGTTCAACAGTTAACGATTCTAGAATTACACAAGTATTTTTTGCGAGGGCAATATGATTAGAACCATTACACAGCCAGTAAAAATTATTGATAACTTCTTTGAACAGCCTTGGCTAATAGAGCATCACGCAAACAAACAAGAGTTTATAGAACAAGATAATTCTATTTTTCCAGGATTAAGATCAAAAACATTAGACGAAATTGATATTGATATGTTTGAAAGATTACTAGGTAAACTTATTAAGCATGTATTAGGTAAAGACATGTTCACTTTCTTACATTGTGAATATCAAAAAATGAACGACAAGTGTATTGATCAAATTAAACAAATCAGCACACAGGCAAATATTGCTGGTACAGTATTTTTAACAGAAGATACTGAACTAGATACAGGTATTTGTTTTTACGATAAAGCTCATACAGCAACAATAAATGTAGAAAATGTTTATAACAGATGTGTATTATGGGATCCTAAAGAAGCCTATAAAATTTTAAAATACAAACCTAACACACTTATGTTAACGTTTTACGGAATAGCAGTACAAAGGTATCCAACACAATGACAGATGATATTATAGTAATCGATAATGTAATACCTAAAGATTACTCAGACCACATTAGAACACTTTTAACTGGTTGGGAATTTGGCTGGGTGTTTAATCAAACAATGGTATCACCAGATGCAGAACTACAAGGTGAAAGTAATCATGCAGGATTTAATCACTTCTTTTACGAAAAGCAACAAGCAGTAAGTCAACACTTTAACTTTGTATATCCTCTTGTTTTAAGCATTACTAGTGCGTCTAAGACGCCGTATAACAGGTTAATACGCATGAGGGCTAACTTGACCCTACCTAATAAAACAAGCACGTTAGAACACCATATGCCGCACATAGACAGCTTCTTTGAGCATTGGAATGCAATTTATTATGTTAATGATTCAGATGGCGAAACAGTTATCTTTAACGAAACAAACGATGAGTATGACGCAGGTAAAGATGACATTATGCGTATTCAAGAAAATAAATTTACAATTAAAGAACGCATTATGCCCAAGCAAGGTAGAGTAGTTATATTTCCAGGCAAGTATTATCATTCAAGTAGTTTTTGTAAAGATTCACCTTATAGAGCTGTTATTAATATTAATTTAGACAGGGTTCAACTAGGATGAGCGAATACTACTTACACCAAAGTCAATATATAATTGAAAATAAGACTCAGATATTTGATCATTTAGATAATGCACACAGCGTTTTTAAGAAAATATTTTCTGAAAATAATGACAGCACATGGTCATATAATTTGTACAATGTGTTTGCACTAACTGCACCTAGCACTATTTTTTATAACATATATAAAGAGCTTGGAACATTTGTAAGAAGTAATATAGGTGATGATCGACCATTGTGGATACAAGCATGGTTAAACTATCATAGACCAGATGAATGCTTAACACGACACGGACACGAATTTGATTGGCACGGATATATTAGCATTGATCCTAAAAGTACACAAACTATATTTGATAATTGGACTATTGATAACAAGCCAGGTCAAATATATTTAGGCCCAGGACATGCTGAACACGAAGTTAAAGTACTAGAACCATATGAAGGTTATAGAACAACAATAGGGTTTGATGTACATTCAATACCAAATAATTCTTTTATTAGAAATTATGAAGAAAGACCTTTTGGTAATATGGGGTTAATGCCACTACTATGATAGAAGATTATAAAATTATACGAGGCGCAGTATCAACAGAACTCTGCGAATTTCTTGCATTAGAGTACGAAATGATGGAAGAAGTTTGTAAAGTATTGTATGCTGGTGCCGACTTATCTGACCTTGAAGAAAACACTTTTGCGAGATACGCTCCCTTGATGTTTGAAACATTGATGGTAAAACTAAATCCTTTGGTTGCAAAAGAATGGGGTCATGAGTTGGTACCAGTGTACTCTTATGCTAGGATATATTATAAAGGTTCGCAACTTAAAAAACACTTTGACAGACCTAGCTCTGAAGTATCAGTATCAGTTGCAATATCAAAAGAACCAGAATACAATTGGCCAATATACATTAAAAATGAAGATGGTGTTGAACACGAGATTAATTTAGATGTTGGTGATATTGTTATATACAGTGGACGTAGGCACGAACACTGGAGAAACCCGTATGAGGGTAATAAAATAGTACAGGCGTTCTTACAGTATGTAGAAGCCGATGGACCATATTCACATTTAAAATGGGATACGAAACCAGCATTAGGACTTCCTGCAGAATTTGTTCGTCAAGAGATAAAAGACGAAGTGCAGAATGTTAAAGATATGCTTGGATTTAAGCGTTAATTAGTCGCTGACTTTAGTAGGGCCTGCAACGATTTTTGCCGGACCGTGACGCTCTTCAAAGATTTTTGCCGCTGCTTCTTTGCTTGGTGCTTCACAAGTGTCCTGAGTAATAGGCGCTTTACCTACCTCTTTTCTAATAATCATTTTGTAAGTTGCCATATTTGTATAACTCCTATATCTTTATTTATCAATATTCTTAATCCATTCATCGATTGTCCAGAATGGAGCCACAAGCTCTTTGTAGCGTTTTACGTTAGTATTTAGCACGTTTCTGCCTGTTTCAAGTTTATCTTCAAACGCAGTGTTAAAGTATGTGTTAGAAAATATATGTAATCCCTGTATTACTTGCATCCATGCTGCTGGCGAATAACCGTTAAAAACAGGCTCTACACCAACAAGTCCTTGCCAATAATGATCCCAGTCTTTTAGTTTCATTGCTAATGATTCTGGAATACGTTCTGGGTCATGTATATGACTTTTCCAGAAGTCTGTGTCATCTCTACGTCCTCTAAAATGCAATGCAATAAAGTCTTTAATATCTTCATAAACTGTATTAACTCTATGATTAAATCTATCCCTGTACAGCGTGTGATCTCTTCTAGTAGGATCCCACAAATCTTGCATAGCATACAGTGACTCGCAAATAACTGCAATACCGTTTGCTTCTAATGGTTCTAAGAAACCACTGCTTAACCCAATTGCAAAAACATTATTTTTCCAACTTTCTTTTGCTACTTCGGGTGTGTATGTAAATGAAGCAACAGGTTCTATATGTTCACCACATACACTTCTTGCTTCCTCTAATGCTTGGTCTGCTGTAATATAATTGTTGTCATAAATGTAACCATTACCAGATCTGTGTTGCAAATTAATATTCCAACGCCAACCATATTTCATTGCTGTTGCATTTGTTGTTACTGAATACTTGGGTTCGTCCCACCATGCAATAACAGAGTTGTGTGTAAAATGATCTGAGTAATCAGAGTATTCTGCTCCTAATTTTTTTCTAATTAGTAACTGTGCAAATCCAGTACAATCAACAAACCATTCTCCTTCAATTTCTCTGTTATCATCTAAAATTAAAGTTGTTATATCACCTTTATCATTTTGTTTGGCATCTACGTATGTGCCTTCAATCAATGTAATATCTCTTTTAAGAGCCACTTCTTTCAAGTATGCTGCTGTTGCTCTACTCTCATTGTGCCACATAGCAATAATTGGTAGTTCTGATTTAGAAGCACCAAACGGGACTTTATTTTCTTTAATAAAATAGTTTGCATAGAATGCATCTGCTAAAGGAACTTCATTACCTAGCAGTGTAGCCTGATATAAATTCTTTTGCCTTTCAGCTGCTATTATACCGGTAAATTGTCCTAAGTTCATATTAAAGACACTAGCGTCAGGATTGTCTGACCAGCCGTCTAACCAAGGTGCATAATCTGTTTGTAAACAATGGATAAACTCACTACCTACTCCTGACCAATCTTTAAAACGTCCACCTAGTTTAGGTGTAGCATTTGCTTTAGCAACAAAGTCATTAAAATCAATATCGAGATATTTTAACATATCAACAAATGTAGTTGTACCGCTTTCACCAGCAATAATAGGTGGCTTATTAGGATCTTCAACAACAGTAATATTCATACTAGGTCTTGTCTTTTTTATTAGTAGTGCAGTTAACCAGCCTGCAACGCCACCGCCTAATATAACTGTATTAGAGTTCATGGTTTACCTCCAAGTAACGATCTTTTAATATGTTTAATGCTTCTCGATGTGTGTAAATTTTTTCATCTGGCCAATCTGCTAATTGTTTTTTCATTAAATTTGTTAAACTTTCATTGTGTCTTTCTGCAAAATTTTCTTCCCAAAACTTTTTACAAGCATCATAATCAAAAAGATGTAAGCCGTGCATAACTTGTATCCAATTAAGATAACTGAACATAAGAGACGGATCAACAAAGTGTCCTGAATTAGGATAAGCAGTTTTAAATGACTGTAGTGTTTCTTCGTTGAATGGTGTTAGAACAATACCTTCATCACACCAACGCCAAAACTCTGAGTCGTTACGTTTTGTAAGATAATGTATCTGAATAAAGTCAATAATGTTAGTAGCAATTAAATTCATTCTTTCATTAAATCTTTTTGCAACAGTATCATCATTTTTTCTATAGTACAATAAATTACCTACAAGTATATTAACTTGTTGTATTGTTGAACCTATTGATGTTGCTTCTAAAGGTTCTACAAACATAGCACTAAGCCCTAATGATACACAATTCTTTGTCCAAAATTCGTTAACATATCCAGCATTAAATTTTACACGTTTACCTATTTCTAAATCTTTAATACCTAAATGCTTTTCATAGTGCTGCGATACTTCATCATATGCTTGTGTTTCGTTAATAAATTGATCACTAAACACATACCCATTTCCGTATCTCTCTTGTGTAGGAATTCTCCAACACCAGCCGCTGCTTAGTGCAGTTGCTTCTGTATAAGATGGTATGTCTTCAGTTCTAGCAGTAGGAAATGCAATAGCACTATTCATAGGAAGTTGATGTCCACAGTCTATCCATTTTTGTCCTAGTTTACTTGATATAACTCTATTGAAGCCACTACAATCAATAAAGAAATCACTAGCATGTTTTACACCTGCTTCATCAACTAGCTCTTTAACATTACCTGTTTCATCTAAAAGTACATCTGCAATATCAACATCTAATACTTCAATACCTCTTTCTATGCATAGACGTGTAAAGAAGTCATTTAATTTATTTGTATCAAAATGGTATTGAGCAAAACTATCATGAAAAGGTTCAGCATGTAAACTACTAGCAGTTCTTTTCCAAACAGTATCAACAGGATCCCAATTTTCAGCAATCATTCTCATCCATTGAACAGGTGCTTCACTAAGTGGATCTAGTGCTGCAAACTGTTCTGTTAAACTGTGGAAATAATGTTTCCCATCTCCTTGCCAATTAGTAAACTTAATACCGATTTTAAATGTTGCTCCTGTTTCTCTAACAATCGTTGGAACATCAACATCAATGTGGTGCATAAATCTTTGCCAGTGTTCTGTACTACCTTCACCAACACCAATAATACCAATCTTACTTGATCTTAAAAGTTTTAATTTTAATAGAGGGTGGGATTTTCTAAGTGTTAGTGCTGCAACTAATCCACTTGTTCCGCCACCTAATATTGTTAGAGATTTTATCATAACTTATAGGTAGTCCTTCCTTTTAATGTTTCTATTGCTTCTCTACATTTCATCCAGCCGTTACCTGGAGTTTGTGGTAGCATAGATAATTGTGCTGTATCTTCTGCACGATATTTACTATAACGCTCATTATATAATTTTTTAATGCTAGGAATATCAAACATACGCAATCCATGCATAACCTGTATCCAATTTAAATTATCGTAAATTCTAAAACTTCCGTGCATACCATCTTCGGGTAATAATATTTGATTTACAAATTGTTTTTTAAAATTTTCTAAGTTTTGTTTATTAAAAGGAGTAACTTCTATTTCATTTTTACACCAACGCCAAAACTTTGAATCTTCTCTTTGTGTAAAATAATGCAATTGAATAAAGTCTAACACATTACTTAAACAGTCATCAAATATCCTATTGTATTCATTTATAGTTGCTTGATCGCCACGTTCCCAAGATGCTAGTGCGCCAACTAATGCTCTTGATTGTTGTATAGTTGTTGAAATACTACTTGCTTCTAAAGGCTCTACAAAGTTACTGCTAAGTCCAATGCTAACACAGTTCTTAATCCAAAACTTATTAACCTTACCTGAAACAAAATTAATTTTTCTACCTATATTAATTGTATCTGAAAATAACGATTGTATTTCTGCTATGGCTTCGTCTTCAGAAATAAATTGATCACTAAACACATAACCGTTACCAAAACGTTCTTGTACAGGACTACGCCAATGCCAACCAGCACTTAATGCTTTAGAAAGTGTGTAAGGTGGTATCTCTTCTTGGCGTGGTGTTTGAAAAGCAATAGCACTATTCATAGGTAAAAATGATGACCAGTCTACCCATTCAGCACCTAGTTTACTTGCAATAACTCTTTTGAATCCACTACTATCAATAAAAAAGTCTGCGGTGTGTGTTCGTCTTTCTATGTCGACTACTGAGTCTACAAAGCCCCCGTCACCAATGTTAACATCTACAACTTCTGTAGTTATAACGTTAATACCTGCTTCAATGCATCTCTTTTCTAAAAATGCATTTAATTTTTCACTATCAAAATGGAACTGATAGTAATCTTCAAATGGCGGACTTACATATCCTTGCATAGGTAAATCCCAATGCAACGATTCAGAATCAACACCTTCTGAAATCAATCTCATCAATGTATGTGCATCACCTGTGTATGCATCTACAAATATATATGGTTCTGCTAAACTGTGATAGTAACTGGTTTTGTCACCGTGCCAATCTTCAAACTTAATACCAATCTTAATAGTTGCGCCACATTCTCTTGCAAGATCAGTCATTGTAATACCTACTGCATCAGCGAATCTTCTCCAATGTTCAGTACTACCTTCGCCAACACCAATAGTTCCAATTTTATCAGATTTAATAAGTGTAATGTCTAAGTTGTCAATAGACTTTTTATGATATAGTGCAGTCATTAGTCCAGCATTGCCGCCACCTAGCACAAGTAATTTTTTAATCATTTCTTTTCCTTGGTATGTACTTCTAAACTTGCAACAGAGTCTGTTGCTAGATTAAAATTTATATCCCCATATGGCATTGTATTAAAACTTATAATGTATCTATCTTTTTCTCCGAAGTGTGGAGTTGAACTATGAAATAACCAACTAGGAAATAAAATAAGTTTTCCAGCTTCAGCTTCACTAAACCAATGCGGACTATAATCATGTCTAAGCACCTCTAGTTGTGCTTCTGTTCTATGCTTAACAGGATCTTCAAATACTGTTGCAGCACCTTCAGTAAGATAATACACCCCACTCAAAAAACTCATAGAGTGTCTGTGATATTGTAAACGCATACCTTCTCTAGGCAATGCTCTATTAAACCAACTGCTTGTAATTTTAAAACCATCGCAGTCAAATTTTTGTTGTACGTGAACTTGCTTTATGCAATCATTAATCCATGTAAACAATGGATTCAATTCTTTTTTGTCATGTAAGTTTCTCATAGAACTAATTGTATCAGAATGTTTTACATGATCTGCATACTGCTCACACAAAGGAATCAAAGCATCGTTGTCAAGCTCTGTGTTCTTAAATTCAAATAGTTCTGTTGGAAACGTAGGTATTACTTTCATTAAAACTCAACCCAGCCTGTTAAAAGATATTTTTCACCACTTAATGGCGGATTGCCTCTGTGAGTATGCGTGTAACTTGCAGGCCAAACAACTAAGGTTCCTTCAGTAGCAGCAATACGCTTCTTTTGGTACAACCATTCTGTTTCTCCGCCTTCGTCAACTGTATTAAGATACATTCCCCACGCTGCAATTCTACCTGACCTTTCTTTTGTATCTGATTCAAAATGCCAAGTATGATATCCTTCTCCTGGAAGGGTTTTTTGAAGTTTCATAAAGTAAACTCTGTGATCGCCGCACTCGCCTAACACACTATAATGTGCAGTATATTGCTTCCAGCAATCAATAAATCTATTCATAAAAGTATGTATAGTAGGATTGTCTGTTGACATATTCAATGCAGGTTGTTCAAGAAGAAATGCAGCATTGTCTGCTTTATTATGTGCTGAATTATCTCCTAGTGTTTGTCGACTAGCAGTTAAGTGCAAGTCGTTCAATTTTTCGTAGTATTCAATAAGTTCTGCACATTCTTCGGGTCTCATAACGCCGGTCCATGTTGCAATATCGTTCTCTATAATCATATTACTATTTATGGCCAGATTATTAATGACATGAATAGTCTGAAAGCAGATAAATACTTTACAACAACTGGGATGAACTTATAATATGGCCAATTTACCTATCATTAATAACCTTCGCGTAGTACCAAGAGATGCAGAATTTCTGGATAGAAAGTCCGGCGCACGTGGAGAAATATTCTATGATAAGGACAACAATACGATTAGACTGTTTGACAGTATAGTTGTAGGCGGTTTACCATTAGCAAGAGGCGATTTAACCAACGTTACTAACTCTATATTTGCTGCAAAAGCAACAGCGGCTGGAGTAGGTGGTGGTGGTGGCAGTATTGAAGTAAGCCAAACAGCACCTAGCACACCAACAGCAGGTACAATTTGGTTTAATAGCAGTAATGGTACACTGTATGTCTATATTAACGATGGTGATAGTAATCAATGGGTACAACCGGTATTAGGTTATCCTGCTATCCCAGATAACTTACAAGATTTAACAAACGTAACTATTACAACTCCGAGTACTGATCAAGTATTAAAATGGAATGGTGCAGCATGGATTAATGCAGCAGCACCAGCAGCTGGATTAGATCAATCAGCAGTTAGGTCAAGTATATCAGTTGGTGCAGAAGGTACTGCGGCAGGCGATGGCGCAGTTAGTTACGATAATACTACAGGTGTGTTTACATATGCACCTCCGGTATTAAACGGTTTAACAGTTAGTGGCACTTTAGCTATGGGTAGTAATGATATTACTACAACAGGCAAAGTTTACTTTGCAAATGTATTTGCAACAGAAGGAGACTTACCTAGTGCTACAACGTATCATGGAATGTTTGCACATGTTCATGCTACAGGTGCTGGGTACTTTGCTCATGCAGGTGCATGGACAAAACTAGCAAACAATGCAACAACACTTGCTGGTTATGGTATTACAGATGCTGCAACATCAGCTCAAGGTACTAAAGCAGATAGTGCATTACAAAATTTAACAGCAACATCAATTACAACACTTTCAGATGTATCAGGAAGTTCACCAAGTACTAACCAAGTACTTAAATGGGACGGTGCGCAATGGTCACCTGCATCAGATGCAGTTGGTAGTGGTTCTGTAACTGCAACTATTGCCGCAGCAACACAGGCAAATCCAGTTGTAATTAGTACAAGTTCTGCACACGGTTTTTACGAAGGACAACCTGTAACAATTGCAGGTGTCAACGGAATGACACAGCTTAATGGTAATGAATATTATGCAAACGTTACTAGCACATTAGAGTTTGCTTTATACTCTGACAGTGCTTTATCAACAACTGTAAACGGTACAGGATTTTCAGCGTATGTGTCAAGTGGTACAGCAACAGGTGGTGCAACAGCAGCTGAAGTTGGTAACTTTGTATTTACAGGTTCGAACATTGACACTAGTGATAGTTCAGGAATAAACTTTACTCCAGGTGTGTTAATGCAAAGTGATCTAACAGTTGAAAACGATTTAACTGTAAACAATTTGCTTACAGCAGCACAATTTTCAGTAACAGACTTTACAACAACTAATCATACAACACAGAATTTAACAGTAAATGATACATTATCAGTAAAAACTATTGCACAGACCGATACTGGCACACCTCAAATTACAAGTAGTTCAACACTAGTTTTAGATACACAAGACGGTGTAAGAGTTACCGGTGCTCCATTTAGACTGCCTAGCTTTACAACAACACAGAAAAATGCACTAACACCTGCAAACGGTGATATGGTATATGACACTACGTTGAACAAAGCACAGGTATACGAAAATGGTGCTTGGGCGAGCTTGGTATAGGTATAAAGCATGGCTGACAGAGAATATATTGTTACAGTAAACCCCGGAGTTGATCTTGCTGCACTCGATGCAGAGATGGTTTCAGCACTAGGTTCAGATACAATTCCAACAAGAAAAGTTACAATTGCAAATCCTCGTGAAGCGTCTAGAGTATCAACTCATTTCATGTTATCAGACGCAGAAGCAGAAGATTTAAGAAACGATGATAGAGTTTTAGCTGTTGAAATTCCTATTGAAGAACGTGACGATGTTCAAATAAGTTTGCGAGCTTCACAAGCAGGAAACTTTTTTAGAGGTTCTGGTAGTGCTGGTAATCTTGACAACTGGGCACTTAAACGGTGTCAAAGTTTAACAGAAAATTATGGCAACGGTAGTACACCGTCTGGCGAACAGACAATTACATCAATAACAGATCCTTATTTGTATCCACTAGATGGTACAGGGGTTGATGTTGTTATTCAAGATAGCGGAATTGAAGGTGGACACCCTGAATGGGAAACATTAAATTTTGTAGCACCAGATCATTATGCTGCAGGTCCATTAGTTACAGATAGTACCAATGGCGCCGTGTTTGATAGAAGTATTAATGTACACGGACTTAAAATTGTAGTTGCAGGAGCAGTAGGCGGAGCAACAACTGTGCATAGCGAGTTTGCAAAAAAAGTTGCAAGAACAGTTGAGCTATTACTAACTCCACGTAAAACAACAAACACTGAAAAGCAAAAAAAACTTATCGAAAACCTAAGAGGCGATACAGGTACGTGGCATGCAGGAACTCCAGCAGCACAACGAGTTGGTTTCGGCACTGGTGCTAATTACTCACCTAATTGGTTAACTGACGGTGGCATTGCTAGTTATAGCGGTTATCAAGGATTTTTAGATAGCCATGCTGTTGACGATATGGTTTGGTATGTAAGATCAGGTACTGGCAACAACGATATAACAGAAGTAATAGAACATGTATTTCATACAATACATCAGTATGGACTCGAAGCAAGAGAATTAAAAATGTTTCCTAGCTTCGATTCAGACTGGGCAACAGGTCCAATGTTCCTTGCAATGAAAGAAGCAGAAGATAACAATATATGGGATGCGGCAAGCAGTGGTGCACCTAACTGGAAAACAGATGCCGATACATTTCCTGTAGCAGTAAAAGAATACTTATATCTACTAAACTTTGCAATGTTTGAATATACAAGTTTATGGGACGGTGGCAGTCTAGCTCCTGAATGGGCTGACTCTGCACGTACTCCAGCAGGTGTACAAGCTCTAAATCCGTTAGGTTATGGATTGTTTAACACACATATTAAAGATGTAATTGAAAAAATTGACATTGATGTTTTACAAAGTATTTTCCCAGACGGCGATATAGGAAATCCATTTGTAGCAGGATCGTCAGGATATGTTTCAAATACATCAAGTTCAAGACTACAGCAAATTGACTGGTACGAAGAAAGTACTGTAACAGGAACACAAGATACAACTTTTTATACAGACTTGCACGGGCACGGAACACACTGCACAGGAACAGTTGCAGGTAAAACCTTTGGTTGGGCAAAAGGTGCAAGAATATATTCACAAAAATTAGGAGGGCTTGAAGGCACAGCAGATCCTGATAATGGTATTAGTATTGTAAATTCATTTGATTGTATTAGAAGCTGGCACAACAAAAAACCTATTGATCCGATTACAAAAGTTAAAAGACCAACTATTGTTAACATGAGTTGGGGATACGGAACTAACATTGCTAATACAGAAACTCCAGTATCTGGAAACTACAGAGGAGCAGCATGGACTTACGGAACTGACTATACTACTATTCAACAGGTATGGGCAAACGTAGGTGTTGTACCATACGTAGGAACGAGATGGAAAATTCCTGTCCAAGTAGCATACGTTGATGCTGAAGTTGCAGATATGATTAATGATGGTATACATGTTTGTATTGCAGCAGGTAATGATTATTATAAAGTTGATGTTGCGGCAGGAGCAGACTATAATAATACTGTTACATTTACTGCCGGAACATACAATTATCATAGACCGCCTTCGCCATATGCAACAGGAGCATTTAACGTAGGCAATATTGATAGTAGAATTCTTAACAATCAAGATGTAACAAAGCCAGACAGCATGAAAGGCCCTGCTGTAACTGTATGGGCACCTGGAACAAATATTATTAGTGCATGTTCAAACACATCAGAAATTGGCGGTCCAGCAGCATATAAATTAGACGGTAGTTGGGGCCAGCAATCTATTAGCGGCACAAGTATGGCAAGTCCGCAAGTATGTGGAGTAGGAGCATTAAACTTACAAGTAGATCCTACATTAACACCTGCACAACTTAAACAAAAGGTAGAAGGAAACTCACCAGCAACAATGTATACAACAAGCTCATCTACTGATTATAATGCATATACTACTAGCATTATGGGGTCAGCAGGTAAGATTTTATATAACAAATATAACTCAGATCAGCCATTTGCAACAAGCGGTGGCGTTACTATAACTAATTTGCGTATAGTATAAATACAGTAGAGGAACAAATATTATGGCACTAGCATTTCCAAACAGTCCTTTAGTAGGAGACCAATATACAAGCGGTGGCGTTACATGGCAATGGAACGGTACGACTTGGGATATCGTTATCTCTGGTGGAGGCGGTGGCGGAGGTGGTTCAAGCCTATCATTTGCTACTATAGCAGTTTCAGGGCAAGACAGCGTTTCAGCAGATAGTGGAGCAGACACACTAAACTTAGTTGCTGGATCTGGAATGACTATCACTACAAGTGCTAGTACAGATACAGTTACCTTAACATCGTCAGGCGGCGGTGCAAGTGGTAATATATTCTCAACTATTTCAACTGACACAGGTGCAAACGTTGTTGCAGATGCTTCAACAGATACACTTACTATTGCTGGCGGAGTAAACATTCAATCAGTTGGTGATGCAGCATTAGACAAAATAACATTAGACATGACTGCATTTAGCATTGACTTCTTATCAGATGTAGACACAGCAACTACAGCACCAACTGCAGGACAAGTTTTAAAATGGAACGGCAGTAATTGGGTACCGGGTGTAGATAGTACAACAGGTGGTGCTGGTACTGATGCAGATACCCTAGACGGTTTTGATAGTTCATACTTTTTAAATTACAATAATCTAAGCAACACTCCTAGTTTATTACAACTTACAGCATTAAGCGTTGGTTCTGCTGCAACAGCATCAGGTAACGGAGCAATTGCATACGATAACACAACTGGTGTGTTTACTTTTACTCCACCAGACCTTACAAGTTACATTACAGGTGTTGCATGGAATGACATTACAAGTAAGCCAACAACCATTACAGGCTTTGGTATTACAGATGCCTTTGACGGAGCATATACTTCTTTAACAGGTAGACCAACTGTACCTACAAATAACAATCAGTTAACTAACGGTGCAGGATTTATTACAGGAATTGGAACATTATCAATTGATGCACTAAGTGATGTTGACACAACAACTGCTGCACCAACAAGCGGACAAGTACTTAAATGGAACGGTGCTAACTGGGCACCTTCAGCATCAGGCGGTGGCGGAGATGCAAACCAAAATGCATTTAGCACTATTGCTGTTGCTGGTCAAAGTGATGTTGTAGCAGATACTACAACTGATACACTAACACTTACAGCCGGTACAAACATTACACTTACAACAAATGCAAGTGGAGACAGTGTTACTATTACAGGATCAGGTGGCGGAGCAACTGACTTTGACGACTTAGGTGATGTAACATCAGCAGGATTAAAAGTTTCAGATGTTTACTTACCAGCAATTACACAATTGGTTGTTGGAGCCAGCGGAACTTCTGCTTACACATTTGATCAGTACGGTGGAAACAATCCTACAATTTATGCAATTAGTGGAACAACAATTGCATTTAACTTACAAGGTGTTTCAGCAAGTCATCCATTCCAAATTCAAGATGCTACAAGTGCAGCATATAACACAGGACTAATACACGTAACAGATACTGGAACAGTAACTACAGGTGCTAGTGCAAATTCAAAGACTGGTGGAATATTGTATTGGAAAGTTCCTGCAGGAATATCAGGTGGTTACAGATATCAATGTACTAACCACAGTGCTATGGTAGGATCAATTACTATTAAGAGTTTTGCTACAATCTAGCATCTAAGATCTTTTAATTTTTTATCAAGCATTTTTCTAACAACAGCAATATCATTACGTTGCTCGGGTGCCTGCGACATAGCTTTTGCGTCAAACGCAAGATTAGAATGTACTTCGTCTAACTTTTTTACTACATTAATAAGTTTTTCAAGAAGCCCGTTACACTGTGCTTTTTCCACTTTGTCGGCTACGTTTTTAATTCTTTCATGAAAGCCTTCAATATCTTTAATAAATCTTGGTTCTTCAGATAGTATTAACATCTTTGTTTAACTCCAATATAGTTTCTATTTTTGTTCTTATTAGATTATTATTTAATGTGTTTCGAAGACCTGTGTGCAAGTTCTTGGGTAAGAAATTCATATCACACCAACTAATTGTATTTGCTTTTGTAGTTAAGAATTCTTTCTTTACTAAACAAATATAGGTTCCGTATTCAAATCCTTTATCTAGACTCAAATATAATTCAATAGGAACAATTTTACCTTTAGAAAAGTCTTCTTGTAATTCTAAGCTGTCATTAATTACAGAAGTCTTTTTTGAAAACGTAGGAACAGTCCATTTTTCATTCTCAAGAATTAGTAGTATTCGTTGAGTGTCTAATGATAGGTATAATATTCCGGCTCTCTTTTGCATTAAAATACTTATGCTGGGTTAGGGTCAATTCTCCAATAACCTGGCGAGTATTCACCTTCAAACGACTTGAGCCATTCGGTGCCTGTCCATTTATATTGGATACCTGTTTTTAAGTTTTGGAAATATGTTGGATTTGCTAGTGTGTTTGGATCTGCTAATGTAATCCAGTTTATGCCATTCCATTCAATGATAGCATTGGCTACAATAATAGGATCTTCGCCTGTTGTTCCTTTCCATGCATCAGGACCATCATACGCTTCATTGTATGGAGTTTCTCTATAACTTTGTCCAACATTATCACTATCGTTAATATTATCAAGAACTAGATATCTTGTACCTAGTGGTATTGCTGATAAACTTCCCCATTTCTCAACAGGATTAAATTTGTAAGGATCAATAATAGCGTCAACAGTAGCACGAGCAGCAACACCGTTTACAGTTGATGCAATAGTTGTGTTAGTAGGAATAGTATCTTGGTCAAATGTTATTAATAGTACTTTAGAATTAGCAGGATTAACAGCATATGTTCCGACCATTTCGTATCCTGTAGGTTGTCTGAAATATATTTTTGCGCCTGCTTTGAATCCGCCTAGTCTATCTAATACTCCATTCCAATCAATTTCTGTTGTTTTACTTTTTTGTTCTTTAGCATTAAGTCCTAAAGCATTTACTGCTTCATCGTCGTCTACAATAGTTAAATCATAGTCGTATGTTTGATTATTGTTTGATTTAAATAATAACACACCATAACGTGCATTTATATATTGAGTAGATTCTGCTGTTGTAGCATCATACACTAAGTCGTTTAGATTTGCTACATTACCTGTTTCTGTAAATATATTTGCAATAACACTTCTAACAACACCAAGTTTTTTAACTTTAGTTGGCGGTGAAATGTATATAGGCATTGTAAACTCTAATGTACAAATATCGATATCATCGTCAACTCCTGTAGGTACTGCACGTGATGTAAACTGAGTTGATTCTAAATTAATCACGCTTAAACTAGTCCAATCAATATAGTTGTCTGTTGTTTGAATAGACATAGATGGATTAAACAACACTAAAATTTGTTCTAGTATTTGTAATTTTTGGTCTGTATTAGAAGTCCAAAGATCTGCTTTCATAGTTAATATAAAAGGAGTAGGCATAAGTCTTTCAACAGTGTATGCATTTCCTTGAGCACCTGTATAGTTAGGCTCACCTGTAGCTGCATCAAATGAAAAGTCTCTTTCTCTAACACTCATTTTACTAATGAATGACGGATCAGCTAATCTATCTCTATCAATTTGTAGTCCTGAAATATAACAAGCCATTCTAGGAACAGTAGGTAGTTTGTTCTCAGAATTTTCTCTAATAATTGAAGCAACCTGTCTTGTAAGATCACCATACATAACAGGTATAGTTTGTTGAGTTTTATCACCAGCTTCATATTTAAAACCAATGAATGCTCTCATAAACTGTGTTACATATCTTCTTATCTGTCCATCGTAAAAGAAATCCATTAATCGTCTGCCTTCGGTCTAAGTGCTTTACTCAAGCTCTGTTTTTCTGAAACTTGTTTACCACCAATGTTGTTAACTACCGTATTGTTAATAAACGAATCCTTACCTTTACTTATTGCAGCATCATGTCCTGCAAAATCTTTACCTACACCTACTTGACTTGGTCCTAAATTACTTCTAGTCATTCTTACATCATCTTCAGTTTTTCTCCAACGTACTCCGTCGAATCTAAACAAACGTGTAGGCTTGTAATCAGTACGTAAGTGGAATTGTCCTTCCATAGGATTAAGAGGAAATGCTATACCTTGTGTAAATGGTGCACCGTTCTCTGGTAATCCGTCACCAATTAAGTAACCAGTATATGCATTACCTTCGGGTGTTTTGTATGCGGTGTCAGCAGTAACGGCCATGTAGATTGCATTACCTTTATCATCAAGTAATGTGTTGCCGGCTGCATCTGTAGATGGTATAAGCAAGTCATCGCTGTCAGCTGTAACAAGTTCTGTTTTACCTTGGTTATCAACTTGCATAGTATAAAATCTACTAGTGTCATAACCTGCTTGTGGCGAATCTGCTTCTGCTTGATCAAGAACTGCTTGTGTAACTTGCATTTCTTTTTCATACGTACTCATAATATCTTTGAGTGTATCTGCAAGTTTATAATAAGTTGCATTAGGTGGTTCAACGCCACTAATTTCTGATATAACTTGGTACTTCTCACCATTAGGAGCAATAACAATATCTCCTGGGAAGTAAGTTGACTCTGCGTTCCACGTACCTTTCAATGCATCTTTATCTGCAATGCCATCTAAAATCTGTTTGAATTCTTGTGAATCTACTAATGGTTTACACTTTGCTCTGTACAAGTGAGGATACCATGTATTTGAAAATCCTTCTGCTGCACGATTAACATCTTCAATTACATAAAAACGTTTTAATGCATAATTTAAATCATTAAGAGCATGTTCATCATCTAAGTGCGGCAACTCGATAACATCGCCTGACATGATCTTTCTGCCTAATTTTTCAACAGTATCATTAATATGGAATGTAACAAACACTGTATCATTTTGTAGGAATAAACCAAACTGACTTAGATTAAAGTCAATGTCTTGTACATTATATACACCACGTAATCTATAAACATCTGGATCATATTTGCGATCTCTGTTTTCTAAGAATAGCATATCCTGAATGTTTGTAGGATCATCTGTGCTATATGTTGGTGTAGCTGCTGTTTTTTCCTGTGAATTTCCGGGGCCTACATACTTGTGTACAAGCACATCAGTACCGCCAACTTGGAACATCTCCCAGACGGTTTTGTCCTGGAATTTGTAATCGTTCCCCTTTTCGGGTCTGTATAAACTGAGTCTTGGCATTGTATAAGTATTTACCTAAAGTTGCTAAAGGCATAAATACTTATATGAGCCAGATAGAAACATCAAAACAAGAAGTATTCGACTATTGCAAAGCAATGCTAGGCGACGGAATGATCGATGTCGAACTAGATCCTATTCACTACGAAACAGGTTTAAAACGTGCTTTGGGTGTTTTCAGACAACGAAGCGATAATGCAGTTGAAGAAAGTTACATAACACTTACTTTAGAAAAAGATAAAAACGATTATACCTTACCACATGAGATACAACAAGTAAGACAAATATACAGAAGAAGTGTAGGTAGTAGAACAGGTAACGGTACAGGTGGTACAGTGTTTGAACCATTCAACTTAGCATATACTAATACGTATTTGTTAAGTTCAACCAACATGGGCGGACTTGCAACATACGAGTTATTTGCACAGTATCAAGAACTTGTTGGAAAGATGTTTGGTTCGTTTATTAATTTTACTTGGAACCCTCAAAGTAAAAAGTTAATTATTATGCAACGTCCAAGAGGAGAAGAACAAGTACTTCTTTGGGCATATAATGAGAAGCCTGACTATACAATTTTACAAGATGTATATGCAGGACAATGGATTAAAGATTACACGTTAGCTAACTGTAAAGTTATGCTAGGACAAGCAAGAGAAAAATTTGCAAGTATTGCAGGCCCACAAGGTGGTACAGCTCTAAACGGACCTTCAATGAAAGCAGAAGGCACAGCAGATCTAGAAAGACTAACAATGGAACTTACAACACAGGTTCCAGGTGGTAGCGGATATAGTTGGGTTATAGGATAATGAAAGCAGACGAATTTATGTGGGAAGGCGAAGAACTATACGATGGTATGGTTTGGGGTAGAGGCAAGTCATCTGCAAGAGGCGGAACAGTTAAAATGAAGTTTCGTTGTCCATCAGGTCCACGCAAAAGTAGACAAGTATCACACCCGTCCAAATGTTGGGATCATCCTAACGTTGCACAAGCACAGCGTATGAAAACTACCCGTGCTAGAACTGGCCCTCAACAGGCTAGACGTCAGTCACGTACCAAAAATATCAATACAGCAACTCGTTTGGTAAGAAGACTTAATAAATTCAAATAAAATACTTGACATTATGAATTAATTCTAGTATACTGTACAGTATATTAACTAGGAGAATTATTTGTGATTATTGGTGTATGTGGTTTTATTGGTAGCGGCAAAGACACTGTTGCTGATTACCTTGTTAACTTCCATGAATTTAGAAGAGAAAGTTTTGCTGACACATTGAAAGATGCAGTTGCATCAGTATTTGGTTGGGACAGAACTTTACTTGAAGGTAGAACAAAAGAAGCACGTGAATGGCGTGAAGAAGTAGATCATTGGTGGGCAGAAAGATTAGGAATGCCAACACTAACACCACGCTGGGTACTACAATATTGGGGTACTGAAGTTTGTCGTAAAAGTTTCCATGATGATATTTGGATTGCTAGTTTAGAGAACAAAATACGTAACTCTAAAGATGACATCATTGTAAGTGATGTACGTTTTCCTAATGAAGTAAAAGCAATTAAGAATCAACAAGGCAAGATGATTATGGTACAACGTGGACGTTTACCTAAGTGGTATGATGTAGCACTTGATGCAAATTCAGGTAGCAATGTAGCAATCAATGAACTAAAGATACAGAACATACATGCTTCAGAATGGGCTTGGGTTGGTACTAAATTCGACCACCATATTCATAATGATATGGGTATTGAGGACTTATATAAAGAAGTTAAGTCACTAGTAGTCAGCAGTTAAGTCACCCTGTTTCCACTTAATACCTTCTTTAGATAACACAGATATACAATTAGCACAAACAGTTTTTAAATTGCTGTGTCTACAGTTATCTAAATTTCCATCTAAATGTAATACTCTAAATACTTCTGGATGAGGTGATTTGAATCCGCATTTATCACATGAAGCTTTCTGTTTATAGCCAGCACGAGCCCATCTAGGTACACCTGTATACTGCCCGTGATTATTACATACTTCACATAGGCTTCTGTAATAGGTACGCTTACCTTTCTTATAGTTAACAGCACGTGGCCGTAATCCGCACTTACAAAGAGGTCTCATACATGTATTTACACCTTTTGGACCCCTTTAATGACTGGTTAAACCAGGCTAATTTTATATAAAGTGCTAAATACAATTGCAACAAGTTTACGTAATAGACTGATACGAAAATATTACCAGGAGATAAAAAAGATGGCATTAACATCACCAGGCGTAGAAGTAACAGTAATAGACGAGTCGTTTTATACCCCAGCAGAGCCTGGTACTACTCCTCTTATTGTTATCGCTTCATCGCAAGACAAATTAAACGCAGCGGGCACAGCTACAGCAGCTGGAACGCTAAAAGCTAACGCAGGTAAAGCATATAAAGTTACCTCACAGAAAGAATTAGTAGATCTTTTTGGTGTACCAACATTCAAAAAGACAGCGAGCAACACTCCAATACATGGAAGCGAATTAAACGAATATGGATTGCTTTCAGCATATTCATTATTAGGCGTTTCAAACTCAGCTTTCATTGTACGTGCAGATGTTGACTTAGACGAACTACAAGGTTCATCAACTGCTCCGGGAGCGAATCCAGCAGATGGCAAGTGGTGGATAAACAGCGGGTCAACTGCTTTTGGTATCCAAGAGTGGAATGGCGCAGCAGTAACCACAACAGGTGGTCAAAAATTTGCTGCTAAAACACCTATCGTGTTAACCGATGCAGATATTTCAAAAATTGATAACGGCGCACCTAAAACATCAGTTGGTGCTATTGGCGATTACGCAGTAGTATTTGAAACAGTTGATGGTAGCGGATCATTTAGTGCAAGTAAAGAAAATGCAACTATGTGGTACAAGTCCGCAGGTAACGGATCAACAGTTACACAAGGTAATTGGGTTAAAGTAGGAAGCAATGATTGGTCAGCAAGCCATCCAACAATTGTTGGCGATACTTTTTCAGCAACTGCAGGTAACTTCAGTATTAACGGAACAAACTTTACAGTAAGTGGCACATTAGATGACTTGGTTGTTGCAATTAACGGTGCTATTACAGAAACACAAGGTATTGTTGCAAGAAACGTAAGCGGTAGACTTTATCTTTATTCAGATGGTAGCTTAGATGATGGAATTGGTGATTCGTCCAAGTCAAATGCTATTATTATTGATGACGGTTTAAGTAGCCCACAGATTACTTTTAGTGAGTTAGGTATTTCAAAAGCAACTTACTATGGTCCACAGCTACACATTGATGCACACACTAATGTTCCAGAATTTAAAACTGGTGACACAACACCACGTCCAACAGGAAGTGTATGGGTTAAAACAACTGAGCCAAACAACGGCGCACGTTGGAGAGCAAGTAAATGGTCAGCAGCGACTCTTTCATGGGTAGCATATACTGCACCATTGTATGCTAACAACTCATCTGCAGTTTATGCATTAGATAAAGCAGGTGGCGGAGTTAACATTCCAACTGATAGCATCTATGTACAAACTAACGCAGAAGAAAATAGCGGTTACGATACAACACCAATGACTGCTTCGTTTAGAGCGTTTAGAAGAGCTGCAACAGGAGTTACTAAAATTACTTCAGCAGTAGTAGACGCAAGTACATTTACAGTAGGTGGAAACACATTTACAATTGCAGAAAGTATTAAAACATCAGCAGCATTAAACGCTGGAGTAAGCGTGAGCTTTACAGCAGCAGGTAATGCTAATGACGCATCATTAATAGCAGGTGCTATTAACAGTGCAGGTTTTACTAACATTGAAGCAGCAGTAACAACTTCAAACGCAGTAGAAATTTTCCACAAGTTAGGCGGAGAGTTTAGAATTACTGATGGAACTAATACTCCAATAGGAAGTGCTTATACTGCATACAGCATTAACACAGGATTAGGAACAGCAAACTTTTACGCAGCACCAACAGGCGCAAGTGAAAACTATGTTGTATCTAACTGGAAGCCTTTAGCAGCAGACAACTTTGCAGCTTCAAGCAATGCTCCATTAGCAGAACCAGCAGACGGACAACTTTGGTACAACCCAGAGTTTAGTGATGTTGACATTATGATTCATAATGGTACTACTTGGAAAGGTTACCAAAATTACAGTTCAGGATACGCTAACTGTTCACCATTAGGCCCAATTGTTTCAGCAACTGAGCCAAATGCAACAACAGGACAAAGCGATGGTACTGCACTAGTAGACGGAGACCTTTGGATTTCAACTGCAAGTTTAGAAGACTTTCCAACAATTTACAGATGGGACGGTAATAACCTAGCATGGGTACTTGTTGATAAAACAGATCAAACTTCAGAAGACGGTATATTGTTTGCAGATGCACGTTATGGTCTAGCAGGTTCTACTGGTAACACAGCAGCAACTATTAAAGACTTACTAACTAACGATTACTTAGATCCAGATGCTCCAGATCCTGCACTATATCCAAAAGGTATGTTGCTATGGAACTTACGTAGAAGTGGCGGTAACGTTAAAAAGTACAACAACAATTACATTGATTTAACAGCTGACAACACTCGCAACGGCGACGAAGCGATGACAAGTTATGCTACAGACAGATGGTCTACACAATCAGGCAACCAAGAAGATGGTAGCGGATCATTTGGTAGACATGCACAGCGTATGGTAGTAACACAGGCACTTAAATCAGCAATTGATACAAGTTCAGAAATTAGAGATGAAGAAACAAGAAACTTTAACTTAATTTCATGTCCTGGATACACAGAAACAATGAGCAACCTTGTTAACTTAAACATTGACAGAGGCTTAACAGCATTTGTTATTGGTGATACACCTTTAAGATTAGCAAGTGATGCAACTTCATTGTTAGCATATGGTTCAAACAGTGCGTTGGTAGTTGATAACAACGATGACGGACTTGTAACATACGATGAATACTTAGGTGCGTTTTATCCAAATGGATTTACAACTGACTTAGGTGGCGCAAACGCTGTTGTTCCAGCATCACACATGATGATGAGAACTATAGCATTAAGCGACCAAGTATCGTTTCCATGGTTTGCTCCAGCAGGAACAAGACGTGGTGGAATTAGCAACGCTACATCAGTAGGTTATATTGATGCAGCAACAGGTGAATTCCAAACAGTTGCATTGAACGAAGGTCAAAGAGATACGTTGTATGGACTAAAAATTAATCCAATTACATTCTTTAACGGTGTAGGACTTGTAAACTACGGACAAAAAACTAGAGCAAGAAATGCAAGTGCTTTAGATAGAATTAACGTAGCACGTTTAGTTGTATATTTAAGATCACAACTTAACAAACTTGCAAGACCTTATATCTTTGAGCCAAATGATAAGATCACAAGGGACGAAGTTAAACAAGCAGTTGAGTCATTATTACTCGAGCTTGTAGGCTTAAGAGCTTTATACGACTTTGCAGTTGTGTGTGATGAAACTAACAACACGCCAGCAAGAATTGACAGGAATGAACTTTATGTTGATATTGCTATCGAACCGATTAAGGCGATTGAGTTTATTTACATTCCATTGCGTGTCAAGAACACAGGAGAAATATAATGCCTATTACATCACTTAACAACTTTGGAGTACCAACAGACGCAGGCAACCA